CCAGTTAACGAAGGTGATGACCATTTAAGATTGGTAAAATCAACAGTCAAAGCAACCTTTCCCAGTATTACTGGAGCAGTATCGGCAACACACACAGAATTAAATAAACTAGATGGCGTTACAGCTAACACAGCAGAACTAAACTATGTAGACGTAACTACGTTGGGGACAGCAGAAGCTTCTAAAGCAGTAACAGTCGATGCAAGTAAAGATTCCACAGGTATGAGAAATTTAACAGTATCAGGAACTGTAACCAGTTCAGCAGGAACATTAACAGCAATTCAAACAGTTTATCCTGTCGGAAGTATTTATATAAACGCAGCAGTAGCTACTAACCCTGGAACATTATTAGGTTTTGGAACTTGGGTAGCTTTTGGAGCTGGTAGAGTTATCGTTGGATTAAACGCAGCAGATGCTGATTTTGATACAGTACAAGAAACTGGTGGTGCTAAAACACATACATTAGCTACTACTGAAATTCCATCACATACACATTCTGTTACTATAGATTCTTCAGAAAATGGTGGTACTTCACATGACCATTCATTGATTTTAGATGGAAGTTCAAGTGCAGAAGTATTTACTTCAGGTTCAACTGGTGGTGGAGCAGCTCATAATAACGTGCAACCTTATATCGTTGCATATATGTGGCGCAGAACCGCATAATGGCAACATTTCAAGTAGGTCCTCCAAAAGGCTTAAACAAGGATGTTAATAATACAGTTATTGAAAAAGAATATTTTTCAAATGTAGAAAATGTTAGGTTTGAAGATGGAGCGGCTAAAAAAATATCAGGACACGATAATCCGTTTCCAGTAGCTAACCCTACAGTAGCTCCTTATCAAGTATTAAATTGGGCAACAGGTTCAAATAATTACTGGTTCTATGGAGGTTTAGCAAAAATATATAGAACTGATGGCTCAACACATACAGAGTTTACAAGAACTTCAGGTGTTTATGCTGTCAATCTTACAGGGTTTGGTAACTGGGATGTATCTATTTTTAATGGATTACCTATTTTTAATAACGGAGTTGATGACCCTCAGTGTTTAGCAAATACAGGAGCTAATAATTTTACAGACTTAACTAATTGGCCATCAAGTACAACTTGTAAATCAATAAGACCTTATGGTAATTATCTTGTGGCTTTAAATTTAACAGAATCATCTGTTAATTATCCTAATAAAATTAGATGGGGAGATGCGGCAGAAAATTTAGCATTACCTAGTTCATGGACAGCTTCAGCTACAAATGATGCTGGTTTTACTACTGTAGGTGATAACGGAGATTTTATTATAGATGGATTTTCCTTAAAAGAATCCTTTATTATTTATAAAGAAAAAACCACTTGGATTATGACTTATGAAGGCGGAAACTTAGTCTTTAATTTTAAGAAACTTTTTAATGATACAGGAATATTATCTAAAAATTGTGCTACAGAATTTAACGGAAAACATTTTGTTGTAACTAATGGAGATATAATTGTACACGATGGAGTTCAAAAAAAATCCATTGCAAGTAATTTTGTTAAAAGAGCAATGTTTGAAGATATAGATTCAACTAATTACGCAAACACTTTTGTAACTCATAATATCCAAAAAGGAGAAATATGGGTATCTTACCCAAGTGTAGGGTCAACAAATTGCAACAAAGCATTAATTTATAACTATAATACCTTATCTTTTAGTTTTAGAGATTTACCTGGAATATTAGGAATAGGCTTAGGAGTTGTTAGCCCAACTTCTGATGGAGGCACTAGCGTTTTATGGTCAAGTCAATCACAAAGCTGGATAGCTTATAACACTACAGAAACATGGGGAGATAGAGCCTACAATCCAACAGAAACATCTATGCTAATGGCATCAACAACAGATACAAAATTATATAGAGCAGACCAAGGTTTTGATTTTAATGGTGCAAATTTTACTATGGTCTTAGAAAGAAAAGGTTTAGTTTTAGATGGTAATACTAATACTGTAAAACAAGTAAGAAAGATTAGCCCTAAATTTAAAGGAACTGGTAGTGCAGAAATATTTGTAGGAAGTTCTATGAGTCCTAACGGAACGTATGAATATAAAACTCAACAAAGTATAAACCCAAACACACAAAATAAAGTAGATGCAAGAAGTACAGGAAAATATATAGCTATTAAGTTTCAAAATACAACTGGAACAACTTTTGAATTAAACGGATATGATATAGAATATGAGGTAATAGGAGAGAGATAATGGCACAAGCCCCAAAATATACCCCTAATCCAGTACCTAGTAACCCTGAAGATTTACCGCAATATTTAATGCAAGAATTAAATAGAATAAGGGGAGCTTTACAAGAAAATTCTACAACTTTTATAGAAGTTAAAAATGTAGCCCCAGCTAGAATTAAACAGGGTGATATCGTTTACGGAGATGGTACTAACTTTAATCCAGGAAGTGGAGAAGGAATTTACTTTAGAAACGCAGCAGGGAGTTGGGTGAAATTAGGATGAACTATTTAACTGGTATAAAGTCAGCAACTATAGATTTAATTTGGGATTCATGTGTTCCTTTTATTGAGTTAGCTTCTCAGAAAGGTCAAGAAGAAATGTCTATTGAAGATATCTATGATAAATGTAAAGAGCAATCTATGCAGTTATGGGTTGTATTTAATGATGAAGAAAAGATACTAGCGGTAGTAACTACAGAGATAGCAAATTACCCAAGAAAGAAAGTTTGCAGAATAGTAACTTTAGGCGGAGAAGATATGATTAACTGGGTTGATTGTATTTCTATAATAGAGGAATGGGCTATTGAAAATAATTGCGTAGCCATGGAAACATTCTGTAGAAAAGGATTCAAGAAACAATTAAAAGATTTTGGATATGAAGAAACATACATAGTTCTTGGGAAAGAACTAACAACAGTACATTAGGAGAGCATTATGAGTGGTGGTGGAAGTAATACACAAACAACTAAATCAGAGCCTTGGGAAGTACAACAACCTTATATTAAGGATATTTACAACCAAGCACAAAGCCAGTATCAAGGTGGGCCAATGGAGTTTTATCCTAACCAAACCTATGCTAACGCAACAGATACTCAATTACAGGCAGAACAATTACAAAGACAAGCAGCTTTAGGAGCTTCTTCAACCCTTTCTGGCTCTTTGTTACCTGCTTTCCAACAACAATTACAAAATCCTAGCCAAATTTTTAGTGACCCAATGTTTCAACAATCTTTAACAGCAGGGTTAAGACCAATACAAGAAGGTATGCAAACAGGTTTACAACAAGCTAGAAGAGATGCTACTGGAGCAGGTCAACTTGGCGGTGGAAGACAAGCTATACTAGAATCCAATGTATTAAAAGACTACTTAACTAAGTCTTCAGATGTTGCATCTAAAATGTATGGTGATATTTATGGAGATATTGCTAGAAACCAAGCGGTAACATTAGGACTATCACCTGAAATAATGGGTTCATTAGCAGCTCCATCACAATTACTAGGTCAAGTAGGAAACATAGAACAAGCAAGACAACAACAAGCTATAAATGAACAAAGAGCAAGGTTTGAGTTTGAACAACAAGCGCCAGGAGCAGCATTAGGACAGTATGCTAATTTAGCAGCAGGTTCGATTATACCTGGTACAACAACACAAACAGGCCCTAGTCAAGGCGGTAATCAATTAATGGGATTAATTGGAGCTGGTGTAGGTGCATACTATGGTGGCCCACAAGGAGCATCAGCAGGGTATTCAGTAGGCTCTCAAGGCTTTGCATAGGATAATATAGATTAACAGGAGATAAATGATGGCAAGAGGAATATTAGATAAAATGGGTTTAACGGAACTGTTTAGAGATGACCCTAACTCAGGGCCTTTGGACTATATTGGTAACTCACAAGCCTTTCAGACAGGTAAACAGAACTTTGCAAATCTTTTAAAAGATGACCCTAATGAAGGATGGTCAGATATTATGGAGAAAGAAAAGGCAGCAAAAAGAAAAGCGGAAGCTTTAGCTATGCAGCAAAGTAATATAGACGCTGGAGGAATTAATCCCGATAATTCTTTTAATGCTTTTCAAGGCACTTTTCCTGGAAATGTTAATCAAGCTGTAGTACCAAATAATCAAACTGGAGTACCAACTGTGGCTAACCTTGGTTATGATTATAACCAACTATCTAATGTAAATACAGCTATGCCTAGAGTACCCCAAGACCCTGGAATGTCTTTAGGTCAAGCATATGATACATATGGTTTAACAGGTATGGCTAAAGGGTTATTTGGTTTTGGACAAGAATCAGGAGCTGGAGTTCCTGGAGCGGAAGGAGCAACCATGACTGATAACACAAATATATCAGACACTAGACAAGGTTTATTAAATATTTTACCCGATGGTTTAAAAAATAGTTTAAGTAATTTTAAATCAGGTTATGATAATTTATCTAAAGAAGATGCAGAAGCAATGATTAGTGCTTTTCAACAAGCAACAGCTAAACCAGAAGCTACTCCGTTTTCCGCTATAAGACCATCTGCTGCAAGTGCAGGTTATAGAATACCCGTAGAGAACCTATATAACAGAGGTCTTTTAAAGATTTAAGGAGAATATAAATGGCAGAAGAATCAAGAATAATCAACGAGCGTACAGGCAAACCTTTTACACAAGAAGAACTAAATGAACAGAAAGAAAGGTCTAGAAGAAAGCCAAAAAGTAGCAACCAAAAACCATCAGGCAATCCAAATGTGGGGCCAAAACAACCCCCTAAAAATCCTGCAACAGGTGGAAGCAAAGGAGCGCCATTACGACCTCAAGTCCTTAAAGGAGAAGGTTATAGAACTGGTAGGGCAGGTGGTTTTAGTGGAACTCCATTAAAACAAGGATATGGTAAAGCTATTAATAGTGGTAAAGGATTATTAGGAACCATAGGAAGAATCCCAGGAGCTAGAGGAGCATTAGGTTTGTTAGGCGGAGCAGCAAGGATTGCAACAGGCCC